CGCGCCTCCGCGGTGTGCCACCAGGGAATTGGAGGAAGAGACCCGCGGGTGCATGAATTTACGGAGTGGGTGTTACACCGAGTTTTCGTTCACGGTCAAGGACAAGGAGGAAGGGATCGATCTCGTGTATTCCGTGTACGTGTTCTTCGTCGACGTCAACAGCGCCCAGCGACAGGCGATGGTGAAGAAATTTTCAGAAGAAAAGGCGAAGATGCAACTCAGGAAACATAACAAGTTGCCTATTAAGCGCGTGTACGACGAGAACGATTTCATGTCGTGGGACACCCTGGAAGATTTCAACAGGAGGAAACAATGGAAAATGCAGGTGGATCACATTTTGAAAAATCCGGAATTTTATTCCGCGGTAAGTTCGCAGTATAGAAAAACCTTCAACTATGTAAAATGAAGAGTAAGAAATTCATCCTCGACCAAATCAAGGAAATCATGCTCGACAAAGGTCACTCCGAGGCGGACGCGAACAAGTACGTGGACGAGGTCAAGGGGAACACCGTGTACGAACTCCTCGTCTTGAAGAAGGAGATCAAGGAATCCCCCGTCGAGGAACAGGAGGACACTGAACCACCTTCGTCATTCTTCGACCGACTTAGAGGGGTCAGACGTTACGAGGAGTAAGGACTAGGCATGTTTAAGCGATGGTGTCAGGAAAACAAACTGAACAACGCTTCCAATCTCTCGCATGTGCTGATGAACGGGGGGAAACTCAGCATACCCGACGACAGATTGAAAGAGTTCTATCAGACGTACTGCGACGCGGTGACGTCCGGTGAGAAACTGTACGTGGTCGAACAAAAGTCAGACCTGTACAACTTCTTCGTAGACCTAGATTACAAGAGCACCGAGTGTTTGGACCTTCCCGAGGTCGAGTCCATAGTCAAGGTGATTTGCAACAAAGTGAAGGCACACGGAGGGAAGGACGCCCTCGTGTCCCTCGCCCCACCGAAACAACTCGCCGGGGGGAAGATCAAGACTGGCATTCACATCAACTTTCACGAATTCGTCGTGGACCAACGGTCGGCGATCGCGCTTCGACAACACATACTCGTCGCCCTGTACACGGCGAAACCGAGCATGGAGTGGAGCGATGTCGTGGACTCGTCCGTGTATGGAGACATCTCGCGCGGGAGCAAGGGTAGTGGGTTTCGCATGCCGTGGAGTCTGAAGCGCGCGAGGTGTGAAAACTGTGGGGGGAAGGGGTGTGCGACGTGTTCGAACGAGGGCAGGGTCGATCAGGTGGCGTACTTGCCCGTGTACATATACAGACACGGACCGGTGCTCTCGATGCTTCAGAGGATCGAGCAAACGCCGGACCCGACGATCCTCGCCATGTCCGCGGTGCGCTCGAGTGCGACGACGCACGCCAAGGTGCAACCTCCAAACACCGCGTTCCGCGAGGGATCGTTCACGAAACAAGAGACGAAGGATGAATTCACGGATGACGTCGCGATCGCCGAACTCGAGGGGTTCGTCCAAAAGTACATGGAGGGGCAGGTCAGCGCGCGTCTGACCAAGGCGTATAAACAGACCAACGGGAACCTCATCGTGGCGACGACGAGTCGATACTGCGAGAACACGGGAAGGGATCACGGGGGGAATCACGTGTGGTTTTTGGTGACCGGCGAACACGTCATGCAAAAGTGTTTCTGCCGATGCGAGACTCTGGTGGGTCGTCAGTTTGGATTCTGTAAGGATTTCACTGGGAAGGAATACAAACTCACGTCCGAGGTCAAGAAGGCACTGTTCTCCTCGGGTCAGGAACAGTCTACTAAGAAGCCGCAGAAGAAAAAGCCACCACCACCACCACCACCGAATTTCTCGGACGTCAAACCCGAGTTGGAGACGTTCATTCGAAAATATTTTTCGGGACACGAGGACACGAAGATCGTCGAGGTGTGTAAGAAGGCTGGTCGGGTGTTGATCGCGACGAATTCAAAGTTTTGTGCGAAAAAGGCACAGGACCACGATAAGTTCGTGTCGTTCACCGTGGACAAGTCGGGTATGATTCAGCAGATGTGTGGATGCAAGAACATGCAAAAGATGAAACTGTTCGCGAGCACGGTGGGCAAACTCAAGAAAAAATAAATAGTCTCATAGTAGAATGGCGCTCTACCTCGTCGGAGCGACCGGTGTTTTAACGTACCTACTCACATCACAGCGTCAGCGCGTGACCCTCGACCTTCACGATTTGAAAATGGAAGCGCACAAATTTTCTGGCGTCGACCCGACGGAATTCATGGAGTTTTTGAATAACCTGAACAAGATCGAACTGTACATCGACGATCCGCGCATGGCGTCGTATTTTTTGTACACCGCACTCGATCACTTGAGTAATTTAAAATTCAACAAATTTGGGATCGGGTCGGATATAGACGAACTTGTCTCAAAGATAGGGTTTAGTGCGGAATTGTCCATCATGGACAGCGCGCTCCGAGAAAACAAAAGATTCACACCTAAGTACTTAAACGAGACTTTAGATTACAAAACAGAAGAACCATGAGTGTGACGAGAACTAGATCTGGGCGTGCCATTAAAAAACCGGAAGAAATTTACATTCCGGATCTCGATTTCGCCGAGGACGATTTCTCCGACTCCGAGTACGACGACGACTCGGAACTGGACGCGTCCGACATCGACACGGACGATGAGTTGGAAGACTCCGATGATGAAGAGGACTTTGACGACGACTCGGACCTGGACGAACTCGGGAACATCATCGGTCTGATCATCGACGACGACGAAGAGAGCGACGATGATTCGTACTACGAAGAGTCGGACGAGGACACGGAATCTGAGTCTGAGATGGAAGAGTCGTCGTCCGAGGAGGAAGAAGAAGAGGAAGAACCCATTAGAAGGAAGCGATATAGACGGGGTTAAAAGAATGTAAACTGTAAATAACAATGGAAACTGACATCGGACAACCAATCGATTATAACCCGAACATCCACTTACCCAAAGAGCCACCGCTCCCAGACAATGAGCCGCAGCACCACGACAGTTCACCCATAGACGAGTACATGCAAGAACAGCAACCGTCCATGTACATGGATGTACCGCCGCCACAACAGATGTATTCGGGGTACCCCACACAACAACCCTTCGACATCACGTCATTGGACAAGAACACATACCTGATGGCGTTCGTGGCGTTTCTCCTAGGATTCTTCATGGGCAAAACGATGATTAGTCCAGTTATCTTCCGGAACCCCTAGATCGTTTCCTGTAAATTTACCTATGCGTCCAAACTTTTCACTGTCCCTGAAATACCCCCTTCCCACGACGAGTGGATCGGTGAGATTTTCCTCCATCACCTCACTCGCAGTGCCGGGCTTTTTTCTCCTGTCGATGTCGAGCGCGTCGCCGTGTATCATGATGGCGTAGAAGACTATGAGTAGGGTCACAACGTTAAGTATGATTGAAAATGCACTCATTACAATATGGTATGAAATTATTCCTTGGACTCTTGAGGAGCCTCTTCGGTCGGAGCCTCTTCTTTTTGAGCATCGGCTTCGCGCGCCTTCTTGCGTTCTTCGATCTCCTGAGCGACGACCTTATCCGCCTCTTCGATGAGTTTCGGCATGTCCCAATCCGGGTGTTCGATCTTAAGTTTATCGACGACGTCCGACGGGTGACTGATAGGCGGTTCGTCCGGTTTGGTGTAGAACGCACTGTTTTCGTCTCCCGGGACGATGTAATTGCCGTCCGGTCTCTCGATCATGTTCCTCTTGCGCTCTTCGAACATCTTCTTCGCTTGGATCTGGTTTTCTCTGTAAGATGAGAAGATCTCCTCCAATTTGTCGTTGGCGTAATGAGAGTCTTCGATGTCCTTGGGAGGCGGTAACAACAACCACTTGCCAACGTCGGCGACGTAGATGTCGAAGGTGTCGTCAGATTTTTGAAGGCGCTGAGCGTGCTTCGCCGCTTCGTCGCGGGTGCCGAAGACCCCTCGAATCTTGACCGCGAAATTATCCGATCGCTGGGGGGTCTCCGGACCGACGACGGAGATGCAGGCGAAAAGTTGACCCGGCGGGAGATCGTAATCTTGGTCGAGGAGGCTCATGGTGTGTTTCCTTGTACCATACCCTGCCGCGTTTTCTTTAATTTAAAAAGGTACACACAAACCAAATCACAATGGTGCATGAATTCTGGGACACACAGCCCGTGGGGAAAGATGCGGTGACCCTCGACGTCGAACCGTCGATCGAACTCCCCGAGGGGTTCGAGTGGTCGACGTGTCAAACGCACGAACTCCGAAATCTTCTGTCCGCGCACTACCTGAGCGATGAGGTGTCGAGCATGGACTATTCCAAGGATCTCATCGAATGGGTGCTTCACGCGGACCCGTACTGGAACATCGCCCTGCGGAAAGGTGGCAAACTCGTCGGCTTCATCGCGGCGCGTCCGAGTGTGATGTGCGTCGAAGGGTGTCGCCGTGACGTGGTCGAGATCACGTTTCTGTGCGTGTCCAAGCGCCTTCGAGACAAGCGTCTCGCGCCGCTCCTCATTCGCGAGGTCACGCGTCGCTCAGTGCGCCGAGGGATCCACCAAGCCATATACACCGCCGAACACGAACTCCCGTACCCGGTGGCGAGCACGTATTATTGGCACAGATTACTCAATGTCCCGAACCTGATAAAATCAGGGTTTTACGAGACCGACCGACCGAACGCGCGCATGTTCGACGTCCGCGGCACGTCCGCGCTCCACCGAGCGACAGAAGACGACGCCCGGGACATCCTGAACATTCTCAAGGCGGAGGAGGGCAGTCTTCGTCTGTGCAGGAGCGTGGACGAGGACTACGTCAAGCGCTTGCTTCGTCTCCCACACGTGTTCACGGGGGAGGGAAAATTCGTCTGTCTGTACGAGGTCGGGTACAGGCAGAACGGTGGTTCGTCGAACAGGCAGGGGTACGTCTTGCACGCCGTGGGACAGGGTGCGCTCCAGGACGCGACGATACTGGCGAAGAACGCCGGCTTCGACGTGCTCAACTGTCTCGACGCCCCGTTCACGGACGACGAATTGCGCGAGCACAAGTTCCTTCGCGGCGTGGGTGCCCTTCACTATTCCCAGTACAACTGGAAATTGGATCGTCCGCTGAAAAACAGTGAACTCGGATTCGTGTTACAATAACATGGACGCGATTCGGAAGCATCACAATTTCGTCAAGCGCGAACTCATCGCGTTCGCGTGCACGTCCGATTCCCACGTGTTGGACGTCGGGTGTGGGTTCGGGGGTGACCTTCCGAAATACAAATCCGCGGGGGTCACGAATCTGAACATGTGCGATCCCGAGGAGTCCGCACTGGTCGAGGCTCGACAGCGCGCGAAAAATCTGGACATGCGCCGGGTGAATTTTTACCACGGGGACATTCACGCCGCACCCAAGCGACCGTTCGACGTCATCGTGTACAACTTCAGTTTGCATTACTGCTTCCAGTCGAAAACGCTCTTCGAGTCGACAATCAGGGAAATCAAGAAACGCATGAAACGCGGTGGGAAACTGGTCGGGGTCATACCCGACAGCCGTCGCATACTTTCAATGACACCCTACCAAGACGAGGAAGGAAACTTTTTCAAGATGAAACTGGCACACGGGAACGGTGATTTCGGTGAAAAATTATTCGTGCAACTGGCGGGCGTCCCGTTTTACGACGACGGACCGAAATCCGAACCGGTGTGTTACTCGGACGTGTTGGTCACGGCGTTGGAAAACGCCGGGTTTAGGTTACACATGTGGGAACCCCTACAGGGGGAGAGGATCTCACAGATGTATAGTAAATTTTTATTTGTGTTTAATAAGTAAGGGTCATGTTCCTCCTCCCACTCCTCGTGTTAAACGTGATCATATTGTCTCGAACGCGCGA